GCGAAATTTGTTGTAACTTTAAGGAGCTAATATACAAATAGTTACAAACAAAAATCGCTGTGATCACCGAAGACAAAGTTACATAAAATCGCTGTAATATTTGCATAAAATCAGCAGTTTAACGCAATTGGGCTTGATTATTAAGGATATACGGCGCAAGCCGCAGAAAATCCGTCAACTGCAACGAGGCAGTAATATGCGGATTATTGCGACAGAAAGGTTTTCAAATCGTTACCCGAAAGCAGGGTAACCACCTCCACCAAAAAGGAGAAAAACAGCGATTTTCCGTGCATCCGTTGCTGTTGCTTTGTTGCTCCATATTTTGCATAGCAGGGTTAGGCTCTTTCATGTTTAATTTTGCAACCAAAAAGAAGAGGCAATGGCAAGAAGCACATTCAAGGTGCTGTTCTATGTGAACGGCAGCAAGGAGAAAAACGGTATCGTCCCCATCATGGGGCGTGTAACAATCAACGGCACGGTGGCACAGTTCAGCTGCAAGCGCACCATCCCGAGGGAGTTGTGGGATGTGAGAGGCAACAGGGCGAAAGGTAGGAGCAAGGAAGCCATCGCAACCAATCTCTCGCTTGACAACATCAAGGCGCAAATCATCAAGCACTACCAAAGGCTTTCCGATCGTGAGGCATTCGTCACGGCAGAGATGGTGCGCAACGCCTATCAGGGGCTTGGCAGCGAGTACGACACCCTGCTCAAATCCTTTGACAGGGACTGCGCCTCCCTGCTCAAGCGTGTGGGCAAGGACAGGAGCATGGGGACATACAAGGTGATGCTCAGGGCAAGGGAAAACACGGCGAGGTTTATCCGCTACAAGTACAACCGCAGCGATATGTCGATGCTGGAACTCACCCCCGACTTCATCAGGGACTTCGCCGTGTACCTCAGCACGGTGAAAGGAAACAGGAACGCCACTATCTGGCTGAACTGCATGTGGCTCAAGGGCGTGGTGATGCGTGCGCACTTCAACGGCAAGATACCCAGAAACCCGTTCGCGCAGTTCCATGTCAGTCCGAACACGAAGGAGCGTGAGTTCCTTACGGAGGACGAGCTGAAGGCACTGATGTTGCACGAGTTCGCCGACAGTCACTCCGCCTTCGTGCGTGATTTGTTCGTCTTCGCCTCCTTCACCGCCCTTTCGTTCGTGGACCTGAAGGAACTCACCACCGACGATATAGTGGAGGTGAACGGCGAGAAGTGGATACTTGCGAGAAGACACAAGACGCATGTTCCGTTCCAAGTGAAGTTGCTTGATGTCCCCCTGCAAATCATCGAACGATACAGACCGTTTCAGAAAGACAACTCCATATTCGGGGACATCAACTACTGGACGGTCTGCAAGAGGCTCAAGAAAGTCATCTGCGAGTGCGGTATCACAAAGGACATCTCCTTCCACTGCGCAAGGCACGGCTTTGCGACATTGGCACTCAGCAAGGGCATGCCCATCGAGAGCGTGAGCCGTGTACTCGGACACACGAACATCGTAACCACGCAACTCTATGCGAAGATAACCACCGAGAAACTCGACACCGACCTCTCCATGCTCGGCAGTAAGCTCAACGTATCATTCGGCAATATCAAGATAGGATAACAATGAAAGGGAAAGATACAAACAACAATGCTCGTCAGATAATCACGATGGACGAACACGGGAACGTCACTATACCCAACGGCGAGATATGGATGGGCGAGTATGAGATTGCCAACCTGTTTGGCGTGTTCGGACATTCCGTCCGCACGCAGGTCAAGGAAATATACAAGGTCGGGCTGCTGCATCCCTGCACGGCAGAGAGGAACATAAGGGTGGCGGAGGGTCGCTGGCTTGATGCGTACAGCCTTGAAATGGTCATAGCCCTTGCGTTCCGTATCAGGTCGCAAAGGGCAGAAAGGCTTCGGGAGCATGTCATCGCAATGCTGAACGAACGGCACGAAAGGTTTGTCATGCTCCTTCCTGCACGGGCAGGCAGTCCCTGCTGAAACACCTTGACAGAGGTTTATAGAGGTTTATCCCCATCGACACAAGGGGATAAACCTTTTTCTTTTTGGGTGGTTGAAGGGCAGGGATAATAGTCAGGAACGAGTCGTATAGGACTGCCGGGAAAAGAAAAACATACCGAACACAACTTCTTTTATTTTGATGAATTGATGAATATTGATATAATATGATTGAATATCAAGCGATTGCAGGTTCATCAACATATCATCAGACGCTTGCGAACGATGAAAGAAAAAGGCATTTTCCCTTTTTCAGCAACCCTCGACAAATCCTGCAAAATTATCCTCCTGTTCCCCTCAATTCTTGCTCCGCACCTCCCTGCTTTCCCCTGTTTTTATTCCATTCCGTTTTTCTTTCACCGTTCCGCGCCATTCTTCACAAGTAGTTTTCCGAACGATGTCCGTAACTTTGCACGATGCTATATATCAACCATTTAAGCAAGAAAGAAATGGATAAGAAAAACAATGACGGGCTGCTGGAAGATATGCCCGAAAAAAGAAAAAAGGACGGGGCTTTCGTCCGTGTGGGCACAACGCTCTACAAACTTGCAGACATGCCTCTTGTCGGAGGCGGTTTTGTAAGGAAGCGCATCGTGTGGAACAACGAGACGCTCCGTCAGGACTACGGCAGGGACTATCTGGCGACCGTCCCGAAGTATGACGGTTTTTGCACCGTCCCCGACCATGTGAACTATCAGCCCGTAGTAGGCAGTTTCCTCAACCTCTACGAGCCGACGGGACATCATCCGAAGCAAGGGGAGTTTCCCCATATCGAGGCATTGGCAAGGCACATCTTCGGGGAGCAGTACGAACTTGGCATGGACTACCTGCAACTACTCTACCTGCATCCCATAGAGAAACTGCCCATCCTGCTGCTCGTATCAGAGGAGCGCAACACGGGCAAGAGCACGTTCCTCAACTTCCTCAAAGCCCTCTTCGGGGGCAATGTAACCTTCAACACCAACGAGGACTTCCGAAGTCAGTTCAACTCGGACTGGGCAGGGAAACTGCTCATCCTCGTGGACGAGGTGCTTCTCGACCGCAGGGAGGACAGCGAGCGGCTCAAGAACCTCAGCACCACCCTTTCCTACAAGGTGGAGGCGAAGGGCAAGGACAGGGACGAGATTTCATTCTTCGCCAAGTTCGTACTATGCTCCAACAACGAACGTCTGCCCGTCATAATCGACACAGGAGAGACACGCTATTGGGTGAGGAAGGTGGGGAGGATAGAAAAGGACGACACGGACTTCCTGCAAAGGGTAAAGGAGGAAATACCCGCCTTCCTCTATTTTCTCCAGCACCGCACGCTCTCCACGAAGAAAGAGAGCCGTATGTGGTTCAGTCCCGAACTCATCCACACGCAAGCCCTGAGCAGGATTATACGGAGCAACCGTAACAGGACGGAGGTGGAGATGGCGGAAACCTGCCTTGAAGTCATGGACTGCATGAAAGCGTCCGCTTTCTCTTTCTGCATCAACGACATGCTCCTTCTGCTGAACTGCGCAGGCTGCAGGACGGACAGGACGCAGGTAAGGCGTATCGTGCAGGATATATGGAAACTCACTCCTGCCGAAAACACGCTCACCTATACGACCTGCCAACCGAGCTATGACAACATGCGCCCATACACGGAGGTAAGGCGCACGGGGCGTTTCTACACCGTCGGCAGGAAGCAGTTGGAGGAAATGCAGGGATAGGGGGAGTGGAAATGATGAAACTCAGCTTTGACAAGCGGCTTGATGAGGACATAATGAAAGCATATTGTACTGATTTCCAGATTATTGAAACAAGATTCATCAATTCATCAGAATTTTCATCACTCCGACTTCGGTGGGAAACGGCAGTGGCATTACAGGCTGAAACGGAACAGGCAAGACACGCTGATATAAGCAACAGAAAAAGGCAGTCACGGCAAGCCGTGCATTCTGTATTTCCAAGCATGCAGGGTATTCAGATATTCGGGTGCAGTCCAAGTATGCCTTCGGAGAAACAAGTCCAATCGGCAGCACCGATGGAGAAACCGTGGGGACTTCAGGTTATAAGGGAAAGAAGTGGCAGGGGCAAATGCCCACGTGGTAAGCACGGTACGGATATTTTCAAAAGAGAAAATACCGTAGCTTATTAGGGGATTTTCTTAACGCTTCACTCCGTGTCCGCTAAAAATCCTCCAATAAGCCAACAGGGTTGCACCCCTCTGGACACCCCTGCCGAGCCTGTCGGCATGAAGGAACGGGCAAGCCGCAACACATTT